CTTAGGGGGCAGGGGGTTTTGTTATGGTTAAGTCTCATTGGGCTAAGCATTATAGGTCGTTTAAGCGCGGCGCCAAGCGTATCGGCAATACGGCTTCTGATGTTAGAGAGTTTGTTGGCGGCCTTAACTTGTCGGGTAATCTAGGACTACCCGACACACTGGAAGAGATGTCTTCAGGGCCTGTGAAGATGGGTTCAGTGAAGGCTGATGTCAAGAGGCAGCATCGCTCTGAACTGGATAAGGCTCGAGAGTTGCTTCAAGGCGAGAGAGATCGAGCTATTCGTAAAATGTATAAGATGGCGACTAGCCGTGATGGCGCAGATATTCGGGGTACTAAGTACGATCCGTTGGGCAAGTCTGCAATTGGAAAGGTGACGTTGAAGAATGCAGCGAGAGAACTTGAGCGTCTTAGTGAGTTTAATAATTCTGATAGCGTTTGGTATTTTGCTGACAGTAAAGGTAATCCCATTTCTGCTAAAGATGTTCGTCGTTATAAGCATGCTGTTCAACGCTATAATGACGACATAGCGGCTTACGAGCGATCTGTGAGTGGCACAAAATTGCCCTATATGGGCGACATTACTGTAGGTGACTGGATTCGTGATTTTAGGCCCACTAAGACTTATTTAGGTGGGGGTTCACACTACGCCCTTGAGCGCATGAACCCTGATAAGCGGACGATTCATTTCGATTCCGCTGAAGCCATGCGAGAAAAGACGGGGACTATTCTCGATAATCTTTCGAAGGCCGCCAAGGCTAAGAAGATTACCGCGGCTAAGCAACAGATTGCTGCCATGCTTGACGTGATTGGCGACCCGGCGCTTTATGGTATTTTGACAGATATTCCTGACGACGTCCTATGGCTCATGTGGACTGTTAATGGTGACTTTGCCAATCAGTTATCACTCATGTATGAGGCTGCAAAAGAGGGATATTTTGAGAAGCGAAGAGCGAACGAGGATGTGTGGTATGACGACGTGGAGAACGCACACTCTGAGACAATTGCTCTACTTGAAGATATTAAGTCAGTAAAGATTAGACCGGAGGACGATTTTAGTGGCTCGCCAATTAACAAGCGCCGCAACCGTCGCCGGTCCAAGCGTTAAGCGCAATCACAAGAAGATTCCCTCATACTGTGCCGATTTTGAGACAACCACTCAAGAAGATGATTGCCGAGTGTGGTCATGGGGCATTATTAAGGTGAGTAAATTGTCCGACTACGTGGACGGCACTTCTCTTGACGGATTTATGCATCACATTGCAGAACGAGCCGCATACATATATTTTCACAACCTTAAGTTTGACGGGATTTTTATTCTAGACTGGCTTCTTAAGCATGGATATAGTTGGACTAAAGAGAATCCTGGCGTAAAACAGTTTTCATCACTCATTTCTCGGATGGGACAATTTTATTCAATCACAGTTGTGTTTGAGACCGGTTACAGGGTTGAGTTTCGTGACTCATTCAAGAAACTTCCTATGTCCGTGTCAGCAATTGCTAAGGCATTTAATCTTCATGACCAAAAACTTGAGATTGATTATGAGAAACTTAGACCAATAGGTTACATTCCAACAGAACAGGAGAGACGCTACCAGAGGAATGATGTTGCTATTGTCGCCCAAGCGCTGGAGGTTCAGTTTGCTGAGAAGATGACAAAACTGACTGCAGGCGCGGACTCTTTAGCAACATACAAGAAGATGACGGGTAAACTGTTTATTCGCAGATTCCCTATCCTATCTCCTGAGATTGACTCTGAAATCCGGAAGGCATATCGCGGAGGTTTCACCTATGCCTCCCCACGCTTTTCTAGGAGACTTAATGGTGAAGGTAGCGTTTATGACGTTAATTCGCTTTATCCGTCGGTCATGCGTAACTCATTGCTCCCCTATGGAGACCCATTATATTCTGAAGGGGGCCCAACAACCCAAAGACCTCTTTACATTTCGTCCATCACAATTAAGGCTAAGTTAAAACTAAACCATATTCCATGCATTCAAATTAAAAAGAATTTGACATTTAATCCCACTGAATATCTTACTGAAATTAACGAGCCAACTGAAGTTGTTGCAACAAATATTGACATAGAACTCTGGAAGAAACATTATGACTTAAAGATACTTTCATGGAACGGAACTTTTGAGTTCAGGGGTTCGCACGGATTTTTTGATGAATACGTAGACCACTTTATGGAAATTAAAAAGAATAGTAGTGGTGGCTTACGCCAAATTGCAAAACTACACCTTAACAGTCTTTATGGAAAGTTCGCTACGAACCCTGACATCACAGGTAAACATCCCGTCCTGAAAGACAATCGAGTCTCACTAGAGATGAATGAAATGGAAATGCGAGATCCTGTATATACACCAATGGGCGTGTTTATCACAGCACACGCTCGAAGCAAGACGATAAATGCAGCGCAAGATAACTACGAAACTTTCGCTTACGCAGACACCGACTCACTACACCTTGTGGGACCAACTAAACCACCAGAGACCCTGTGGGTCGATCCTGTTGAACTAGGGGCGTGGAAGCATGAGGGAAACTTCACAAAATCTGTTTACATTCGGGCAAAACAGTATGCAGAAGAAATTGATGGTAAACTGGACGTACACATTGCGGGAATGCCCCGCTCAGTTGCCTCCACATTAACACTGGATGACATGTTGACGGGAGGCCAATGGGGCGGTAAACTTATTCCCACAAGGGTTCCCGGAGGCGTAGTCCTCAAGGACACTACATTCACACTAAAAGTTTGAAAGGCTGGATCAATCATGGCTCGCCCTATTAGCGACAAGACAACCGTCAAGTTCCGTCTCCCCAAGGCACTCATCTCCGACATCGATGAGCAGCACTGGATTGAGCGTCGCCCTACGGATGACATTGTTCGTGACGCTATCATTGACTATCTCGCGCGAAAGGCTCCCAAGTCGGCAAAGTGACTTTAGACCTGTGTGGGGTGCAATCCGGTGAGAAGGACCCGCATAGAATGGCCCGCAAGCCTCTGTAGCACTGGCTGATATTGGGTGAAAATGGTAGGCTAGGAACGCAAGTTCCTAGCCTACCTTATTAGGAGAAGAAATGGGAAAGGCCGACAAGTATAAAGGGACAGGAAATGTCGCTGAGGACGCTAAGCGAACTCAGGAGCAGACTAAGAAGAATCTCGAGAGCAAGCCGGACAAGTCGCGAGTGCCGGTAACGGGTGTTACTGGAGATAAACTTGCCGATCCGAAGTATCAGCAGGAACGCGCCCAGCAGATGAACCGGGACACGGCACATCTTTCACCTGAGCAGAAGAAAGAGATGGGGCTGCCAGAGTCGAATGTTTATGATCCGGGCGATTCTGACGGCGATAATAAGGCGGTATCTCCATCCGATCGAAATATGATGGGAGGGGACCCCAATCCCGAGAAGGATGAGGATCCTTTTAAGGACACGAAGGCGGCCTGGGATCATTTAGCCAGTGTTTTCGGGGACAAGATTACTGCTCTTCAGGGCGAACTTGAGGGTCGCATTTCGGGAATGCTGACTCCCACTGATCGCGAGACGGGCAACCCGTTTGCGGGTGATGATGTTCCCGCCAGCAAGGAGATGACTGCAGATGACGTCAAGGCGGCCGTGGAGTCGACGGCAGATGACGCCAAGGCTGTGGCCCAGGGTATTGGCGAGGTTGGAGGGGCCGCCGCTAATCTTGCGGGTACCGCCCTGAAGGATGCGGGTAGTGCTACAATTAAGGAAATGGGGATTGACACGGACGCTGTAAAGAGTACTGGGAAGACTCTTGCCGGGCTTTCAGGTCTTTTCTCATCCGGGGACAATCCCGACTCATCGGTTCCTGATGGGAACTGGAAGCCTAAGTCAATTTCAGATCTATTCACGAGGAAGTAATTATGCCCCGCTTGCGAGACGACGTCTCAAACGTCGATATGCTTAACGCGATTCGCTCGGATGCGCGTAGGGACTATCAGGAGATGGTTCCGGAGGCCACTAAGGCCAATATTCAGGAAACGATTCAGGGAATCATGTCTGACAATGTTTCTCGAAATGAGTTCATGTCAGCACTGATTAACCGGATCGGGTCCACGGTTGTGCGCGACATTTCTTGGCGCAATCCTCTAGCCATCTTCAAGGACGGTATGATGAATTTCGGTGACACCATTGAAGAGGTGCACATGGACTTCATCAAGCCCACTATTTACGACGAGAACCGTGATTACCTAGAGAAGGACGTATTCGGCCAGGCACGCCCACCGGTATACAGCGCCTTCCACACGATTAATCGCAAGGAAAAGTTCAAGGTCACCTTTAACCGGGACGTCCTCCGTCGCGCCTTTCTGAGTGACAATGGTCTGTCCGAGATGCTCTCTCAAACAATGTCTGTGGCAGCGTCCTCTGACGAGTGGTCTGAGTTCCTGACTATCTGCTCTCTCTTCAAGGCCTATGACGAGAAGCACGGATTCCACAGGATCCAGATCCCTGACCTGAATGTTTTTGATGCAGACAAGACACACACGGACGCTGCGCTCAAGGCGCTTCGCGTGGCTGCAGACAAGATGCGCTACCCAACCCCTGCATACAATGCGGCGGCGGTCCACTCGTTCGCTCGCCCCGAGAATCTCGTTCTCATTGCGACGCCCGAGTTCAAGGCCAACGTCGACGTCACCTCGCTGTCTGCTGCGTTTAACCGTCAGGACGCGGAGGCTCCGTCGCATATCATCACTGTTCCGAATGAGGCTCTTGGGCTCAAGGACATTAGTGCTATCTTGACTACGCGAGAGTTCCTGCTGATCAAGGATGTCCTCCTGGAGAACCGTTCTATTCAGAATCCCGAAGGGCTTTATGACAACTACTGGCTGCATCACTGGTCATTGATTTCGGCTTCTCCGTTTACTCCCGCGATTGCGTTTGGGACGAAGGAGTCCACGAAGATCATTGTTCCAGCCGATGAGACGAACGCTGAGATCGACACGATTCAGACGCTCAACCAGGATGGTACTCATAGTAGTGTGATGAAGCCGGGCGCCGTCCGGCAGGCGAAGATTGTCTGGAAGACCCCGCCCGCGAACAAGGGATACGCCACTGATTGGTACGTCAAGAATGCGACCAGTAAGGCTACGAAGATCTCTAACGACGGCGTCCTGACCATCGGGCCAGATGAGAAGAATGGATACCCGACGCTCGGGGTCTCTGTTGACACGAAGTCTGCTCCTGGCGGCACTAAGCCTGTCAAGAAGGAGATTTCAATCCAGATTCAGGCATGATATACTGAGTCAGTAACCGCCCCCACTATCCTCCGGAATGGTGGGGGCTTTACTGTTAATGGAGGAGATATGACACAGATTTATGGTGACCCGCCAGAGACTACCGCGGGATTGTCGTTTGATTACTCAGTGTGGTCCGCAGGCAGCGTCATTACCATGTGCAATGTTCCGTTTGATAATACTTATCGCGACATTATTGATTGGGACTCTTACGGCTGGACACCCTATCAGTACGTTAAGTCATTCAATAAAGTTAACAAGGTAGAGATAAATCAACTAACGTACCTTGCCCAGGGCAAGCCGATTCGTATCCCCACACCTTTCACTAAGGCAAACCAGTACAACTATGTAATGGTTGAGAACCCCGGTCGCCCCATCGACTCAAAGAATTTTGAAGGCTACACACCCCACGCATTCTTCTACTTCATCACCAGTGTGGACTACGTAGCACCCAATACTACTCAACTAACTCTCCAACTTGACGTTTGGTCGACATACTATCAGCGCGTCAAGTTTGGGCGCTGCTACCTTGAACGGGGGCACATGGGGATCGCCGCCATTGACAGTTTCAACGAAAACGGGCGCGAATGGCTCGCCCAGCCCGAGGGCCTCGATTTAGGCGGCGAACATCAAGTCATTCGCTCATACCGACGCGTGATTGCCGATGTTTTCAACGGCGATTATGACGTCGTTATTACCAGCACCATTGACCTTGCAGCAGAGTGGGGGAACCTTGCGAGCCCCAGGTTCAAGATGGCTAACGGGTCAAAGGCCGAGGGTCTCCCCAACTCGGCCAGCGTGTGGGTCACGTCGCGCAACGACTATCTCGAAGGGCTTTCAGCGCTCTCTGCATATCCGTGGGTCGCTCAGGGTATTGGCTCTGTGACTATCGTGCCGAAGGGTGTGGTGTCTAAGAATTCCGAAAATGCGACGCGAATCGGGAGTGTGAGTTGGTACAAGGTCGGCACTGGTGACGTCTATGTAAACCGCGCTTTTCCGTTGACTAATCATGACTTCCGAAAGGAGGTTATGAGCATGCTACCGAAGGCGTATCAAGAACTTCGCAAGTTCATGACCGCACCCTACTGTATCCTTGAGCTCACGACTTACACGGGAAATCCTGTGGAACTTCGCCCGGAGTCAGTTATGACTACGGGTATTGGGCTCCTGCAGTATGGGCATGTTGTTCCGCCTAACCCCCAATTAATGTTCACAATTAAGGACTACAACAACAAATGGGCCTCTAAGCGTCTTGTCGGTCCAAACACTCGCGAGGAGGATGAGTACGGCGAGGAATGGGACCTGGTTACCGGATACACCTCACTCCCCACGTTCTCAGTGCTCAACAACTCGGGACTCAATAATTTGGCCTCAAACGCCCACACGATTGCTGCACAGATCAATTCTGCCAAGTGGCAGCAGCGTCGTGCCCAGCGCAGTGCCGTGGCGTCTCGCGACATTGCTAACGCAGGGATTGCTGCAACCCAGGCGGGTGCTGAGAACTCGATGTGGGGTAATTCCGCAATGGCCGACTCGCAGTCTCGTTACAATAACATGAGGGCCACTGTCCAGGCTGTGCAGGGTGGAATGACTGCTCTTGGAGGTGCTATTGGACTCAACGGTCAGGCTGTGGGTGCGGGCATTGGTCAGGCGGCTACAGCGGGAATCAGCGCGATGATTCAGAACTCGCAGGCGCAGTCGACGGCGAACATCCAGAACCAGTTGGCCAGTGGCGCCTCACAGATCTCCCAGACGCAGCAGCGCGCGGTTCGGGACACAAACTATGACCTTGCCCAGTTCGCTGCTAACGGGGACTATGAGGCGGCGATCGCCAGTATCAACGGGCAGCAGCAGGATATGCAGGTTATTCCGCCCGCTGTTATTGGGCAGACGGCGGGCACTGTGGCTGCGATGGTGTCCAATGGGCTGGTGATCGACTGTCGCGTGCGACTGCTTTCCGACGCAGCCATTCGCCGTGTTGGCGACTACTGGCTGCGCTACGGTTACGCGATGAACACGTGGATTAAGATGCCCAGCCGTCTTTCCTTGATGAGTGAGTTCACGTATTGGAAACTGGCCGAGTGCTACTTGGAGCGGGCGGATATTCCTGAGACCTTCAAGGGGACTGTGCGGGGCATCTTTGAAAAGGGTGTGACTTTGTGGCGCTCGCCCCAGCGGATTGGTACAATTAATATCAGGAACAATCGGATCGACAAGACGAATCAGGTGAGTTTGATTGCCTAAAAGAGACTATGTTAAGAACACCATTTATCGTGAGGTGATGGCTGCGAAGCCATCGACGTCAGAGAATCGGCAGGCGGCGTTGGAGTTTATGTACAGACGCCAATTGATGGGGAAGTGTATTTCTAGGTTCACTTGGGAAGGGCTTCCCAACGGAATTGATCCTCGTTTTATCGAGACTACCATCTTCAATAATGGATACAGCGTATTCTACTACGACTCGTTCTTTGAGATGTTTATGGCGATGCCTGCAACCATCTCGGGGCCCCTGGACATCCAGGACAATCCCACTGGATACAGAGTGACGCGAAATGGTGTCTACTCCCGTGACATCCCCGCCAGCGAGTCTGTCTGTATTTGGGGTAATCAGGTTAGAGTGCCTGAAATCGACGTTGTGCTCTCCTACGCCGCGCGCCTTGCGCAGATTGATCGCACTATCGAGATTGATCTATTAAATGAGCGCAATCCCATGATTGTTGCCTGTTCTCAAGATCAACGTCTTACTGTTCAGAATTTGATTAGTAAGATTTATGATGGTGAACCTGTGGTTTGGGGCACTGAAAATTTGGCTGTTGATAACCTTGCTAGCATGATCGGTGTTTTTCCGCTGAACCAGAATGCTGGTGCGGGCGCCGTCTCTAGCATTAAGCACATGGAGTCTAAGGCCAAGATCTGGGGTGAGGCCCTGACAATGCTCGGGATCATGAATGTGAACAGCGAGAAGCGCGAGCGCATGGTTGTCGAGGAGGCTGCAGGAAACTCGGGTCAGGTCCTGGCGTCACGCGAGTCATTCATGAAGCCCCGCCAACTTGCGTGCGAGCAGATCAACGAGAAATTCGGGCTACAGATCTCGTGTGAGTGGGCGGTCGACGACAATGCTGCTCCGAACATGGAGGACTACCTGGCTGTGCAAAATCTGACCACCTACGATACGGAGGGTGAGGAATAATGCCCGCGCAATTCACAATGCGTCTTAAGGATGTTGTCAAGGTGACAGGAGACCATATCGGCCTTGACGACTACCCCATTTTTAACGAGGACTATCGCAAAATCCTCAATGACCGAATTAAACGCGAATACTGGCTCCAGGAAATCGCGCACGAGACGCCCGATATTTTCATTTGGCGACTCAAGTTGAAGATGGAACGCATCATGCCCCGATACAATCGAATGTATGAGGCCGAACTCCTCAACAACGATCCACTAGATGGCGGGCGCCGCGTCAATGAGACCTCTCAGGACGGAAGGTCGCAGAACAGTGGGACGAACCGACAGGACAGCAACGGATCCGGCACTTCCAACTCCACAGGCCGCACAGTGGGGTCCGACACTCCTCAGAGTCGCCTGGCAGGGGATGGGGACTATGCGACGTCCATCAGTGACGCGTCCACCAAGGGCAAGAGCACGAACACGTCGACCTCGACGTCGAGCAGCACTGGGACCAACGACTACCGGAACAACCAGCACTCCCTTTCCACAGGCTACAATATGGGCAAGGGCGAGCAGATCGCTCGCTATCGAAACACTCTCGTAAACGTGGACGACTTCGTTATCGCAGAACTGTCCGACCTGTTTATGGGCGTGTGGGACAATGCCCAGCCCCGCACTCGCCACTACCTCAACTATGGAATGTACTAGGAGTAAAAATGCCTATTGCCGACAAGCCTCGCCGCTGGCTACAGATCTACAAGAGAATGGAGGAGGCAAACTACCTCATTAACACCGTCAACATTAATAATGTGACACCGTTCACCTATGGGGACGGACTCACCTACTATGAAGTTCTCTCCAAGTTGCGTGAGGTCATCTCCGATGTTGTTGAGTACGTCAACGAGTTCGGCGAGGAGGAGAAACGCCTAGTTGCTGAGTTCAATGAAAAGGTGAAGGAATTCGTTGCGTCCAATCGTGATGTGTTTGAGACGCAACAGACTTCGTTCAAGAGTGCGCTGAAGGAACTGGACAAGCAGACCGACGCATTTCTTAAGTCTCTCTTGGTCGAGAAATTCGAGAAGCATCCTTCAGGCAAATTCTTCACCACGACCGCTAAAGACGGGTCGCAGATCGCCGTCGCTAGCAGTCAAGGAATGCAGGACGTTCTTGACGAACTGACGACAGTCCGTTCATCGGTTAATAGTAACAAGGCGAACGCTGACCGTCGACTGAATGACCTTGAGTCCAACAGCATCGTGAACAGGGTGAGCAAGTACCCTCACACGCTTATCCTTGGTTCGTCTAACGCGATCCTTACTGGGTATGCCAATGGGACGTGGGATGAGTGGTGTAGGAGCAAGGGGGAGATCCCTCACAACTATGCATCAAACGGCGGCGGGTTCACCTCAAACGATGACAACAACTTTCTTACCATGCTCAATAACGCTGCAACTCAGATCAGTGAGTTTCAGCGAGGCCTGACGGGGCGCTGCTACATCATCGATCTCATTTACGATATCCGAACCGGCCGTGATATCAGTCAGCCATTTGAGCGTTTCATGCAAAAACTGAAGGAGGCGTTCCCGAACTGCAAGGATATTATTGTTCTGCCCGCACTCTATAACGAATGCGACGCAAACAATGACTTCAACATTGCCCGTCGTTGCGCCTCAACAACGAATGCGATCAAGCGACTTGCCACCCCGCACGGAGCGGTTGTATGTGAAGGGTCTCGTTCATGGTTCCATAACGGGCAGGAGGCAAAGTTCTTCACGCCCGACATGAATGTTCACTTCACGCCCGCGGGCTACAAGTACGCCCAGCAGCAATTCGACGCATGGCTTCGCGGCGGCTCCGGTTGGGTCAATTATGGTTGGGAGGACATTACAGGGCTCGCAAATCTCAATAACGTGCGACAGAACAACTTCCTCTACGCCGTCTGTCGACGGGAGCGTGATGATGTCACTATCCATGCAACCTTCGAGGTCGGTAGTGTTACTAACGGTGAGGTTCTGTTCAGGCTTCCTGCCTGGGCTCGCCCGTACACGAACTTTTATGTAACGATGTGGCAGGACTCCACGGCATTCCGGGGGAATGTTAACCACAACGGAAATGTCATTTCCCTGAAAGACATTCCCGCCGGAACCCGTCTAGCAATCGACGCATCATATTCCATCTTCTAGCAAGCGCGCCTGCCTCCATGGTAAAATGGGGGCAGGCGTCTATCTAAGGGGGTTAAATGGCTTGGGATGAGACCATGCGAAAAGTGTGGGTCAAGGCGATCGGCACTGTAGAGTCGTCTATGAACTACGCCGCAATCAACTACAACGATCCAATCACTGTGGGAATTGGGCAGTGGTATGGGACTCGTGCTGCGGCATTGATCAATAAGATGAAGAACGTTGACTCTGCGGGGTACGGGGCTCTGCCACAGGACTTCCGAAACGTCATGAACGCACACAATGATAGTGATGCGTTTTGGAATACCTACTACCTACCCAGAAACTTCGGTGACGCACTCAAGCCATTCCTACTTAATAACCGTAACATCCAGGACGACCAACTAATCTTTGACGCCAACAGTACATATAGAAACATGGCGCTCAAGTACGGAATCAACCC